TTCTATGAAGACATTATCCATAGCACTGTCATCATCATTAAATCCTGTCTCATGTAAGAACAAACAACTAGCAGAAGAACTTGTGCCTGATGCTACTGGTTTGTTTTCTATACCAGCATCTAGCCAAGCGTATCGAACCAAAGAACCAATGCTCCATGAGTTTTCTTCATAGTTATAGATGACGTAACGTGAAATCTCATCTGTACCATCAGCTAATGAGGGATAAAAAAACCATATCTCTGAAAATTCTGTATTAGTAGCAACGTGACATTTGTATGCCTGTGACACATTAAGATCAGAGAAAACATAATCTTGCACTGAACAAGGTAGTTTCTGTACAGAACCATTGTAAAAATAGAAAGCGTTCTTGGACATAAAGAAAACACCATTGGGTGCGTTAGCAGCAGCTTTAGGACCTATCAGTCCAGCACCTTCATTAATTAGGTTGACTGCAAATGTTAAAGGAGGTCCTATAAAGGTCATGCTATACAAACTGGTATCTGTCCACACCAATACTTCTTGTCTCGATTTAAGACCACCTACAATAAGCGAGCCACTAGACAATCTCACATCTCCAGCAGCGTTAGTATTGAGTGGCTCAAACTCTAAAGCGTTTTCAGAGTCACTAAATGCTATTAACATGGGGTCAACAGCACCTGTTCTTGAACCACTGCTTATTGGGTCAGCTCCCAATATTATCAAATGTCTGTCTGTTTCAGAGGTTATGACTTGTAAACCTTTGGTTGGTACTAAATTAGCACCTGTCGTGCCTGATAGGCTAACAGCTCTTGTAGATAAACCATCGTTTTCAACCCATCTGTATATACTGCCACCTCTGGGATTAATAATTAAATCTTCACCAAAGTTGTCGTGTGTCCACAGTCTTAGTTGACCAGTATCTGCCAAAGCACTGGTAGAGCCGAACGTACTAGCAGACCAAGCACCAGAACCCCAACCAGCAGATTGCACATACACATCTAAGCCTGAATTGATTTGATATACACCATCAACTCCAGAACCACCATTACCACTATCACTGCTATTTGCTGTTACTGTGTCACCACTGGTGTCTTTGGCTGTAAAAGTAAAAGTGTTGGCATTAGTCACACCTGTAATTTTATATTCTTGGTTTAAAACACTAGCTGTTATTAAACCACCTAAAGAAACTGCTCCTGATATGGTTACAAAATCACCTACAACAGCACCATGACTAGAATCAGTAGCTGTAATTAAAGATGAGCCATCAGTAGCAGAGAAAGTTATGCCGTTTGTAGTGGTGGCTCGTATAGGTGTGATGTCGTTGTAATTACCACCATTGTCTATGTAGTATTTAGATGTTGTACCAAAACCAAGGTAACGCTGACCACCTAAAGAAATCCAACTGTGTAAGGCTCTAGCTGTATCAAAAAAAGTATTAGAACTTTTCTTTGCCCAACCACCTAGTTTTTCAACACCACCTTTTCTGAAACGTACTAAATTGCCATCGACCCATCCATTTTCATTAGAATAGTCAGTTTCTTCTTTGTTGATTCCCGGCTTAAAACTAAATTTTGTAAGTGGCATCTCTTAACTCTACCATTTCAAAAAGAAATTAAGCTATTCTGATAATGGCAGCAGTCGCACTAGCTGCTGGAAATACGACTGTAAAGTCTCCAGCTGTGCTTGTCTTGTCTCCTCCAAAGTCAATAGTAGCCAAAGCTTTGTTACCATTTGTGCTGTTGTATATTAAACAACCTCTTGCAGTAACTGTAGCTGTGCCAAATGTTAAGTCTGCAAAATCTACTATTGCTGTAGTGCCTGACGTTGTTGGTGTCACGTTAGTCAACGCTGCTCCAGCTGCTGTGTAATTTGTACCTGTTACCTCATTAGTGGTTGCATAAGCTGTTGTGCCAGCTCCCATGGTTGCAGATGACGTATATAAAGCTAACTTAATTGAGTCAGCTCCATTAGTTAAATTGTGACCTTCTACAAGTATTTCTTGTTTAAAACTTGTTGCTATTGCTGATGTAATTGCCATTTCTTAAAGCTCCTTAATTATATTAGCCATGTCTTCATGGCCTTGTTGCCTTAATAAATTCACATACGTCACATTTTTAGAATTTATTGCGTTCTTTATAGTATATAAGATTACAGTATAAACTTGGTTTTGAAAAGCCATAGCTTGTTGCTTCACATGCTCTGGTGCGTCCATAGATATTTCGCATATTTTCTTAGTTGCTTGTTCTGCCCAAAACTCAGGGTCATGTCCTTTGTTTTGTGTGGTGTGCACACCAACTTTTCCTAATTGTATAAAACTGTCTGTCATCCTTTATATGGCTCTGGTGGTTCCTCTTCTTTATCCAATATTAAACCATATTCCGATAACTTTTCATCTATATCTTCGTATGGTCCTATTATCCATTTACCCTCATGCGGTACCGCTACTAGGGGTTTATCCAGTCTGTGAAAACCGTAAAGCCTATCTGTAGCCACAACATTAGAATCTAACACCGTAGATCGTGAACTGATACCAACGGTCATATCTGCCTCCATGCACTTACATAGCCAAAACTCAACGCAAGCTCTACCCGCCTCTGCAAAGTGCATGTTTTCTTTATAAGAGAAATCTATGCCGTATAGGTCTATAGCTCCTACTTTATTAAATAAAGCAAAAGCTATTGCATAAGCAACTGTATTATTAAGATAAGCACAACGGGTAGCATTGCAAACAGCTTCTACAGGATAAACCACAGCACTAGGCACTCTCTCGTCTAGCTCACAGGTGTAAATCGGATAATCTGCTTTTGGTAGTATTCTAGTTAATGCACCAGTTTGTTTACCCGCGTCATCGCTGTCAAAAAAACGACTAGCTGGGTCCAACATAAACATTCTGTCTGTTTTGTAAACAGCTGCTGCTGAGTTAATAGTCCAGACTTCATCCCAAGTTTTACCGTTTTGTATGCCTACAGCAAAATCAACTTGTGATATACCAAGTCCTACTAGAGCAACTCTCTTGCCCTCTAGCGATTCTATGGGTTGCATTAAGACACGCCAGTGCGAAACTGATCGTATCTATATTCATCGCGAGTACCGCGACCTTCTGATAGAGTCTTCATCCTTCCTACTGCCTCCTTAAATCTGGCCTCAAATTGGCCAATGACATCGGGGGGTTCTTTCAGAAAGATGGCTCCTTCTACTAAACTTCCGTACAACAAAGCGTCTGGATAATCAGAACTTAACACTGTTGTACCGCTGTCACTACCACTCGTAATCGAGGCTGGTTTATACAAATAATGTAATTCAATAGTATATGCGGCATCAGGCACTGGAGCAAGTTCAAAAGACGTATCATCAAACTGTGAATAATACTTAGGTTGCCCTGTAGCAGTAGAGGATGGTGCGTATTCTTTAATAAAAGACGCGTGTTTGAAGTCCAAGTAATCGTATGTATTACTGCTGGTAATTGCCAAACTAAATGGCGCATAAAAATCTGTTGGTGTTGCTAGAAATCTATTACTAGCGGTTAAAGTAGCTGAAACATTTTTTCTTTGGTACGGCAGTTGAACCATATTGAATATGCGATCTTCTGCTTCCTGTATAAACCTTGGTAATTGTGTAGTAAAAGTAGTTTCAGAAACTTGTAAGTAGTCCTGTACTGCTGTTTTTAATGTTGCTAGTGTAAAACTCATGTTGTTATCGTGACTGTTCCTATGCTCGCTGTCAATTCAAAAGAAGTAAGGCTAGTGCCTAGTTTTCCGTCACCCACGTTAGTATAAAGTGTAAAAAAATTATTTGTGTCACTGCTTTCTGTTCTTGCATCTCTTATAGCCTCTGGGTCTACTGGAGAAGGTTTCGGCATTAACTGTGGGTGTTTAGCATCCCACTGATCTTTGCCCACCAACAAACCATCCCAAGTCTTTCGTAAATCTTTGTGTTTGTATCTGAACCCTGTTAAGTCACAGATACCATAAGCGTTTTTGTTTGATGCAAAAGCCATTATGCGTTGTTATAACTTCTCAAGTTAGGCGATATATTGAAAGAACTTCTGTCTTCATCGGTGGATAGGGCCCTGTCAAACTCTTCTTCATATATAGCTTTTAGTTGTCCTGTGAGCTGTGGTGCTCTTTTCATGGACATGTAGTAAGCCAGACCAGCTGTTAAGCATGGGTAAAACCTAAAAGGTAAGTCCATGGTATTTGTAGCAGCGTCTGCATCATCCATTCTGGTAAGTACATTCATGTAGACGGTGTAAGTGCTTGAAAGATCAGGAGCTGGCCAAACAGTTATAGTTGGTGTCAGCTGTTTATTTATAAAGTATTGATTTGGTTTACCAGTCGATGACTTGTTTGTAATGTGTGAATACTCAGCTCTACTTAACCTACTTAAAGGTATGTCAGTTGTTTCTGAACCAGATGTTTCTCTTATAAATACGTCCAGTACATCAATAGGTGCAGTAGCATTGGTACTATCAATATTGTATGTTTTGGTATCTTTGACCATGGCTACAGTTTTTTCTGCAACTGTCCATTGGTTTAGTCCTCTGTTGGCCCATTCTGCCAACATAATATTAAGGCTTCTAGTCGCGCTTTTGAGGTCATAACCAGTACGCAGCTCTATGCCACATCTTTCAAAAGCTTCTTCTATGTATTCAGCTACATCAGGCTCAAAATTCTTACTGCTACTTGTTGCCATTATTTTTTCTTAGATTTTTTTAGTGACTTTTCTATTTGGTCAGCTTGCTTTGCATGTAACTTTGATGCAC